AGCGATCCCACGTCAGCGACTCTGGCGGGAACGGGTTCAGATGCCTCGAGACGTTGCGAATCATGTAGATCAGCGCGGCCAAGCAATCGAGATGGCCCAGCGTCGGCGTGCGCAACCAGTCCGTGCGCAGCTCGTTCCACTCACCCGACCGCAGCTGCTCGATCAGCTCGGTCGCTGTGTCCCACACTTCGATCCAGTTCTGGATGAACGCGAGCCGCACGATGTTGATCTCGGCCTCATCGGTGGCCGCCGTCTGCTTCTGTGTCGGCTCGAAGCCGAGAGCGTGCTCGGTGCGCAGGTCGAGCAGCATGCGCGCGTCCGTGTCGCTCACGCGCCTGTACGGGTTCGGCTTGAGCGTCTGCTCGCCGACATCCCAGTACGTCAGCGACGACTCCGGCGCCCTCGTGACCTTCCCAGCGCCGTTTCTCACGACGTCGCGCAGGCTCAGCATGGGCTCGCGCAAGGCACGCACCTGCTCGCGCCTGAGGCTCTCTGGCGGCTCCCGGTGCTCGACGCCCCAGTACATCGACTCGCGCTCTCGGATGACACGGGCGGCCTCCGCGGTGGCGCAGTTGCGCTGTGCGAACGAGCCCTGGATCACGAGCTTGGCGCGCTCGAAGTCGAGATAGCCCCAGAGGATGCCCAGCGGGTCGCGCGTGCCAGGGTCCATCGACACGTAGCAGTGCGCGTGCTTCGGCACCGCGTTCATGTTCGCGGGCACGACGTGCAGCGCTTCGCTGAACTCGGGGATGACGGTGTCCTCGAGCGAGCGCACCTCCTCGCAGTAGAGCTCGCGCCGGCAGGTCGGGTGATCGCGCCCGCCGGACCTGCGCTCCTCGACTTCGATTTCTTCCTCGGTCAGCGAGGTGTTGTCGCGGATCGTGCGCTTGCGGTACGTACCGCGCAGCTTCGCGTCCTCGCGGAACACGCGGTTGTAGTCGCAGTCCTTGACCTTCGCGGTCGACGACTCCATCGCAAGCCACGCCCACGGACGCTTCTGGAACTGGTGGATGATGTTGCTGAGAATCAGCTCCTCGAGTCCCTTGATGAACGCGGCTTCTGAGATGTGCGCGAAGTCGAGGAACTGACCGCGCGTGGCGTCAGGGTGCTTGTCGACGCCCACGAGCTTGATCACGCTGCCCGTGGCCGGGATGACCAAGCACTCGTGCTCCTCGCCGTGTGTGCCGTGGTACTCGGGGTAGTAGCCTCGAGGCGCGCCACGGAAGAGCACCTTAGCGAGCGGCACGATGATCTCGCCGATGGACTTCTGCTGCGCGCACGCGATCAGCCCGCGAGCGTTCGGCCGCGCGGTGGCGTCCTCGACGTCAGCGATCAGCCACTTCGCGGTCTTGCCGTATCGCCGGCCGCATTCGTCCAGCCAGAGATTGTCGAAGCGCGCGCCGATGTCGCTGACCCAGCGCTGGTGCTCGCGGCTCCGCCGCTGTCGATTCCAGACGCGAAAGTCGTCATATTCGGGCAGCTGGTGGTCTTGCAGGAGGAAGCGCAGATCGCCGGCGCGGTACATCTCGGCCGCGTGCGCGTCCGCCTGCAGGTCGAGCAGCTGCTCTGCGAGGCCCGCTGCCATCAGCCGATACCCAGCCAGTCCAGCAGCTTTGTGTAGGCAATCACTGCCCACGCGCGCGCGATGCCGACTCGAGTGATAGGCGTCGGCACAAAGTGCCGACAGTGGTCCCAACGACCATCACCAAGCTCGATGCGGTTGATGATGCAATCGAGGCATGGCTCCGCATGGCTCGCTGCGGCATGAGAGTTCCAATGGTGCCCACAGTACGCGCACTGCCAAGCCTGCCATGGTGGCCCCCAGGGCTTATCGATACCGTCGGCACGCATCACGCGCTCTCCCGCATCTGCGCCTGCACGAGCTTGCGTCGCGTGCGCAGCACCTCGATGGCCTCATCGCGGCTGAGCACGTAGCCCTCGGTGTTCGCGGCCATCTGCTGGCTCTGCGGGTGCTTCGCCGCGAGCTCAGCAGAAACCTCCTGCACGCGCAGCGCGAGCGCGCCAGCCTCTCGGTAAGCAATCACACGGTGCTTGGCGTTCGGGTGCGTGTCGCCGATCTGAACGAGGCCAGCGAGCGAGTGCACGAGCACGTGCTCTGCGAGCGTGGGCAGGTCGAGCCGGCAGAGCTCCGCGAGCATAGCCTCGCCTCGAGTTTCGTAGCGCAGCTGGCGCTCGAGACGCGCTTGGACGAGCTGATCGCGTAGAGCGGTCTGCACAGCGGCGTCACCTAGGCGCCGTGCGCGCTTGATCTGCTCCTTGGTCGATTCCTCGGTCACGGCTTCTGCGCACGCTCCTGCTTGTCCATCCACGCCTGCAGGCTTGCGTAGCAGACGTCGCATAGGTGGTTCGCTTCGCCTCGCGACTGATGCTCGGCGCATTCGCCCATGCGCACCCACCCAGCAGGGTTTACGAGGTCATCCTCGCCACAGCGATCGCAGGCGTAGGTGGTGATCTTCACGGCCGACCAGCCCTCTCCTGCTCGCGGTCGGCGATGCTGGCTGCCACCTCGTCGCGCGGCCGACTACGCTGTGCCTCGACCCAAAGCTTGCGTCGCACCGCCTCTTTGTCCCGCTCGCGCCACTGCGCGGCAGTCCACAGTCTCCGTCGCCACGCGAAGATGCCCTCAAGCGCGACCAGCGGCAGCACGATCGCGAGCATGCCGATAGCCATGCCACCGAGCAGCACGAGCAGGTCGACCTGCACGACGTACTCCAGGTCGTTCAAGGCTTAGCCTCGCCGCCGCTGGTAGCTGCAGTCTCGACAGCGAGCTCGCCACGAGCCTGCAGCACGTCACCGACGCGCGCGGACAGCCACGCGCACTCGGGCGTGGCATCGCGAGCCGGCGGACACGCAGCCTGGTACGCGGCCAGTAGCGCTGCCACTACGCGCCCAGTCAGGTCGACCACGCGCGCAGGCACCGTCTGCCCTGTGGTCGCGCAGCCGGTGAGCGTGAGCGCTGCTGCGAGCGCGGTTGCGTTGCGAGTCACCATCGGTATTCCTCCCGTGCATCTCGCACTTCGGGCGGCGGTGCTTTGCCTGCGATGGGCTCCGAGGCCTTGCGGTCGAGCGCGTAGCTGATGCACGCGACCACGACGCACACGAGACCGAGACCGAGCAGTATGTCCACGCGCGCACCACCGTAGTTAGAGGGTGGTGGCCCGGCAGCGACAGGGTTGCGATCAGCAGCTACCGGACCACCACGGAGGCCAGAGACAGACGAGCTGCTGCCGTGACACCGGTGTTATGTGCGTGGTGATACTCACCACGCAAGGATGTAACGGATAACAGTTTTATCCGTGTCATGCAGTCGTGAAGCCGTTAGCGGCGCTGCCCCCTGGCCCCCTTGGGTGCATGGAGAAGTGGTCCGGCCGGCAGGATTCGAACCTGCGCGGTGGGGGCTAATGCGCTGTAGCCGATCCCACACCAGCTAACTGTTGACCTCGCCTCAGTCGGCGGCCGGAGTGGTCTCCGATGGAGTCGAACCACCTAGCTACTAGAGCCCCACGTTTACAGCGTGAGTCGCCTGCCGCGGCGAGTTCAGAGACCGAATTGCTTTATCACGCACGCGAATAGGTAACGCACACAGTCTCGATCACAGACACAGAGAGAAGACCTGCGCCCTGCCCGCCACCCCGGTATCCTGACTCGAGATCGTGGCCAGCTCCAGAGTCGTCTCGTGCGTCAGCCTGGTGCCGAACGGCTGAACTCGAGGCGCACGCCGTACTCGCTGCGCTTCTCCTGCCCGTACGTGTACGTGACGCCTGACCGGTGGGAGTCGTCGCCCTTGCCGGTCGGCGTGTTGTCGCCCGCGAGCCATGCCGCGATCTGGTCGCGGATACCCTTGCTGGCGTATGCCAGGTTGTCGGTGTCGAGCAATCGCGGCGCGATCCTGACCACGTGCACGCGGTTGGGAAGGCCGCAGAAGAAGCTCACCAGCTGCCCGAGCTCGACGCGGGCGAGCGCGTGCATGGTCTTGAGCCGGAGGCCCTCCGTGCGGCCGGCAGCCACCCTCCAGCTCCCGTGGCTGCCGTTCGCGACCGAGCGCACGTAGTGACCGTACGTGACCAGCAGCACCGCGCGGTCGTTCGGGTCGAGGATTGACCGCTCCCAGCGCTGCCAGTGCACGTCTGTCTCGCAGAGCTTGCGCGCGGGCTTGCGCTTGCCGCGCGACGCTGTCAGCTGCATGGTCATGCCAGCGGCCTTCCGATGCACCGATCACGTTCATCAAATCCAGGCGGAGGTGCCGGCGGATGATCCGCGCCCCATCCCTCCGGCTTGTTCATTGGTCCCGCCGTCCGATCCAGCCCTACAGCACGCAGGCATGCTTGGCACAGCCCCATGCTCCGACTCCAGTGCTCTCCGCACCGTTTGCACCTCGCGTGTCCATGGGACATCAGTGCACCTCTTCTGGTGCTGCAGCTGTTGGCTGCGTCTCGACCATGACGACAGGCATGCCATGCTTGGCCGCGAGCAGCACTACGTAGTCGCTCGGCTCGCATTTGCCGCAAGGGCAATTTTTCTGGCGGGAACCCATTATGCCGTCGAACAGCACGACCAGCTCAAACATGCTCGCACCGCCCTCAGCATTGAGCGCCTCGGCAAGGCCTTTTCCGAGACGGTGCATGCGCTCGCGTTGCGGCGAACCATCGGTGCCAGCAGCCTTCGCACACGCCTCACGAGCTTCCCTCAACTGTTCTGCACTTATCATCACTCAGCCTCCATCTCTCGCCGCCGTTGGCGGCATGTATTACAACTGTAACCCCACACTCGCGGCTCAACCTCCAACAGCGTGAACGTGTGCTGCCGATCGCCGCCGCATCGCGCGCAGCGCTCCATGCGCAGCACGAGCATCCCGATCTCTATCGAGTCCTTTCGCAGAAGCTCCACGAACATGTTCGCGCCGCGAAACTTCACGTCAGCAGCTGACCCTGTCGCTCGCTCGCCGTGAGCGCGCGCTCTTCGACCACCTCGCCCGTGTCAGTGCGAAAGCAGATCTTGCGGTTGCCGTCGAAGTCCGACTTCCACTGGCACTTCACGACGCGCGGCTCCTCACGCTTCGCGATGATGCGGCTCAGCCGTTTCAGCTCGTCGCGCGCGCTGTCGAGCTCTTCCTTTGCTTCGGCAGCAGCCGCTTTCTTCTTCGCCTCGATCGTCTCGTACCGGTCGTACGTGTCGGACAGCTCGCGACCACGCTCGAGCAAGTCCAGCTCGTTCAGCCTGCACGGCAACACACGTTCTTCGTCACGCGATTCCATGTTTCCCTCCACTCACGGTATTTCTCTCAACAACTCGGCCACGGTCGGCGGAGCATCCGGGCACTCGCACCGAGACAACCCGCGCCAGCACTTGGAGCAGCGCTTCTCTCGCTCGGCCGCCGGTATCTGGTTCGCGCGCAGCACGCCCGTAATCGCTCCCGCGGCTGAGCGCTGCACCTGGAAGCGCGGGCGCGCCGCGGACCACTTGATCTTGGCGACCTTGCCGAGCGTCAGCGAGTCGTTCCTGTCGCCGTTTTTCCACAGCAGCAACACCACCTCAGCCATGTTCTCGACGTCGCCCGATTCCTTGAGATCGCTCGTAAACACCTCTCCGAAGGGCTTCTCCTTGCTCGGCCGCGAGAGCTGCGAGGCGAGCACCAGCGTCGCGCCGAGCTCCTGGCACTGCGCTTTCAGCTTCGCCGCTGCTCCGGCCACGAAGTGCCGGCGCTCTTTGCTCTGCGGGTCGCCGATCGCCTGCAGGTAGTCCACGTAGATCACCTGGCACCGGTGCTTGCGAACGAGGTGGCGCACGGCGCGCAGCACATCTTTCAGCGGCCGCCCGAGCTCGAACGCGAAGTGAATCGGCAGCGCGGCAGCAGCGCGTGACGCGCGATCGGCCTGCTCGTCCGATGCGCCGCTGATGGCTGCATCTTCCACGTGCGCGTACAGCCGCTCGCCCCACACAGTCTCTGCGTCTTCGCAGGACACGATGCCCACGTGCAGCCCGCGGCGGGCTTGGTTGACCGCGCTCGCGAGCACCAGCGAGCTCTTGCCAGCGCCGGTCGTGCCGCCGATCACTGTGAGCGTCTTCGGCCGCAGGCTGCCGACGGCGCGATCGAGCAGCACGAAGCCCGTGCGGCGGTGGCCGCTCTCGGTGCGCGCGCGCCGATCTTCTTCGACCGCGGCCCACACCACCTCGTGCGACGCGAGGTATTCGCCGGCGCGCTGCTCGGTCTGCTCGGAGGCCACCGAGAGCGCGTGCTCGTCGGCGGATTCCTCGTCGCCGGCCACGAGCGATGCGGCAGCGCGTAGCAGTGCCTCGTACTTGCGCCGGCGGCGAGCGAGCGCACGCAGGTGCTCGGCGATCGCGGACGGCGGCTGCTCGCGCTCGCCCGGATCTACGAGCACCCGATCCAGCGCCTCAGCGAGCTCAGGAGCGGCTTTCTTGAGCTCGTGCTTCCAGACTGCCTGCTTGGCGTCTGCGCGGCTCCAGAGCAGCGCAGCGAGCCGGGAATGGGCCTCGAAGTGGAAGTCCGCCGGGTCGAGCCGCTGCTCGGGATCCTGCATGTGCTCGTGCTGCGGGCGCGTGACCACGCCGATGCACGAACGCAGGTAGAGCGCTTCGGAATCCACGTCGGTGCACGGGATCTGCTGCTTGGTCACGATGCGGCCTCCATTCCGGATCGGTCGACGTAGCGCGTGAAGTCGCTGACGAAGTACGAGAGCACGAGACCCTTCTCGCGCTGCTTGCTGTCGCGCAGAAACGCAAGCGCAGCGGCTTCGAAGATCTGCTTGGGGCCGCCGCCGCTGCGAGCGGCCTCCGCGTTCACCAGCTCGAGCAGGCGCCGGAACTGCTTCGAGTCGGTGCTCGTGATCCGCTGCTCGTCGTACGGGCGCGGATTGCGCGTGCCCTCTTGCTCGGCATCGTGCAGCTGCTGGTAGTGCCGGCCGAGCTTGATCCACCCCGGCACTTCTTCGACCGCCACGATCGCTTTCAGCTCCGGCTCGCGCGCGCTCTCACTCTCTTCTGATCTCTTCTCTTCTCTTCTGATCTGTAAATCGTGACCTGAGTCATTTCCTATGGTTAGGCTCCGCTTGACCCGGCTTGACCCAAACTTACCCCGATCTTGACCCTCACTTGACCCGTCTTGAGGTTGCCTTGAGGAGTCACCACGTGGTCCTAGGTCTTCGTCGGCTCTGAACACCACTCGGACCCGTCCGGAGTCGACTATCAGTAGTCCGTGTCTGTGGAGGGATTCGAAGTGCCGGCAGACGGCTTGGCGCTCGTCGGGCTCGACGCGGAGCAGCTTGCACAAGCTCAGCGACCAGCGCTCAGCTACGGCGACTTCGGCCACGCCTGTCTTCTCGTCGCGGATCGCGCAGTAGAGCTCGAGGCCCCACGCGCGCGCGCTACCTGACACCTCGAACCACTCAGGGTGGCGATCGCGCGGAACCGCATGGAAGCGAAACCCAAGCTTGCTCATGCGCTCTCCGCGACCGATGGCTCTGCTGCAGCTTGCTCAGCTCGCCGACGACGCCACGCGCGCAGCCGGCACGCCTCGCTTGCGTATCTCGAGTCGGTCCGCTTGCGCGTCGACGACACCAGCTGGCCGCAGCCGCACGCGCACGCCGCCTGCTCGTAGCTCGGCTCGTACTCGCACGAGCACTTGGTGCATCGTCGTTTCATGCGCACCCCCAACCGGGAAAGGCTGTAGTGCATACAAAACGTATACGCGCTGTACGCGGATTGTACGCGTTCGGATAGTTGCGGCGGCCTAGCCAATGTGCATGTATGGGCCCGTGGTATTTCACGCAGCCTCCGACGCGCGCTTGCGCGGCTTGCGCGGTTTACGGGCCTTCGCGGGCCAGCTCTTCGCCGTGATGCCGGTTACGCGCTCGATGTCGAGCGCGAGCTTGAGCCCTGGCGCCACCGCCTTCTCGCTCTCGAGCTGCGAGATCCAGGACTCGGAGCAGCCCACGTGTGCCGCGAGCTCCGCCATCTTCCACCCTCGATCCGTCCGAAACTGTCGCAGCCGTTCGCTGGCTGCCGTCGATACGTTGGCCATCGAAGATGCTTTATAACAGTAAAGTAGAAGCTGTCCAGAACAATAAAGTTGGGACGCGGGAGACTACCCGCAGAATGGGCCGGACCCGCCGAGACGAACCCACCCGCGAGCTGCAGCGATTCTCCTGGCTGATCAAGCAGCTGGCAGCTGCTGGCATTAGCCAGTCCGAGATAGTCGCGCGGACAGGTATAAAACTGTCCTACCTAAATCAGCTCCTGAACTACGATAAGTATGGCAAGACGGGCGTGGGTGCGGAACAAGTACGACTTGCGATGGACGGCCTAAAACTCCACCCCGACTACTTCTTTGGGCCGTACAACGGTGAGCACGACTTCAAGATGTACCTCCTGGCCAACAGGAGGGACGAGAAGCGCGTCGAGGCGCTCGAGACCCGCCAGCAGGAGCTGCGCACCGAGCTCTCGAGCGTGCGCACGCAGATGGAGCGTCAGGACCGCGACCTGACTGAGATCAAGTCGCAGCTCCGGCAGGTGCTACGCGCACTCGATCAGGCCGCCGCGACACAGGTCGCCCAGCCGCGCGGCCGCGGTCGCAAAGCGTCGTCGGCCCCCTAGGGCGCGTCGCGGAGCGCTACACGAACCCACTGCTTCCCATCCATCCGGAACGCAGAGCACTCCGAGTCCGAGAACTGCGTGGAAATGCCGTTGACTGCCTGTTGTCCGGGGTCTGGGTCCGCGTGCATCGCCGACACCGAACCAGCCGATCGCTGGAACGACCAGAAGCCAACAACGTTCCCATTGGGCGGATAGTCTGCCGGCGTTATGCACTGCCCTAGCCGCGCGCCGTCCGTGATGGACGGATAGTAAGCGCGGTGCGACGTCGACAGAGACCCGAGCGACGCCTCGCACCAAGCATCGGCGTCGCCGTTCGACAACCGCGTGAAGCCATAGACGAGCCTGGTCTCTTCGAGACCGTCGACGCCGAACCCCGCGCCGGCCAGCAGGTCCAACAGCTTCTCGCAATACACGATGCCGATGGGACCGTAGCCGCCAGCAGCGTCAGCGCCCGGCGGGCCAGCTGGCCCTTGCAGGCCACGTGGCCCTGCCGCGCCGGGCGGCCCCTGAGGACCTTCGGGACCGCGGTCACCCATCTGTCCTCTGTCACCGCGCTCACCATCAGAACCGTCAACACCATCTGACGACTCACCGACGCCATCAGCTGCGCACGCTGTCACCAATAAGCAGAGCAAGAGCGTTTGCCGCACTGGAACCCCCGGAGTGAACGACGCGCGGGCGAATCTACGCGGTCCTGGACTTTTTTGTCCATCGACTTTATTTTTATGTTGCGTGGGCCCCTGAGCTTTATTATTGTAAAGCGAATGGAGGGCAACGCGATGCAGACGAGACAGGACGCGGTACGGCGCGCACGCGCGCTGAGGGACGCAGGCTTCAGCGAGATGCTGGTGTTCGCGGCGCTGGATGCACAGGGCTTCAGCTGGGATGACTGCCGCGATGCGGTGGCGGCGCTGAGCGAGCAGCCGGCGAATATTTGTCCGACAGTTGCGCTTGACGCCGAGGTGGCGCCGTGAGCGCGCGCAGGTACGCGCGACAGGATGCCGCCAGGCGCACGCGGCTCGAGAGGCTGCTTCGCGCGAGCGTAGAGCTGAACGACATCCACGCGCTGTGCGAGCTCGGGCTGCATGCCGAGGCGACGGTGCGCGCTGAGGTGTCGCACGAGAGCGGCGTGCTGTCGGACGCCGAAGCTGATGGCGCGCTGGCCCAGATCGAGGCGCATGAAGCGCAGGCGGTGCAGCCGTGAGCGCCGCACACGACACGACGCCGGGCACCGAGGCAGCGCCGCTCGGCGCCTCGGCCACGGCCGAGGCCTGGTTCAGCGAGCGCGAGCGCCGCGAGCGGTGGTACCGCACGCGTGATGCGGCGCTGACCGGCCTGCTCGCTAACGCCGCGACCAACCACTTCGACGGTCCAACCATCGGGCAGATCGCGCAGATGCACGCGGACTACGCCCACGGCCAGCTGAACAAGGAGCCTCAGCCATGAGCTCGCCAGTCATCGTGAGGTTGCCAGTCATCATCGAGTCTCCGTATGCGGGGGATGTTGTCAGGCCCGACTGGTTGCGTTCTCATCAAGAGAACGAGTCCGCGAGCATGTCGGTCAAGCACTGGATGGTGAAGCCATGAGCTTCGGCGGCTCGACCACCACCATTCGCCCGCGCGACATCTCGGCGGGACTCGGCGCGCTCACGATTCACGATCGGAACGCGCTGACCGAGGCGCTCTTGGCG